GTCCGACACCATGAAGCTGATGTGGTCAAGGAAGATACTCCGACAATCACATCCCTGTACTAAATAGGCTATCTTATCATTAATATATTCAATGTTATTACTAGCCCACCGTGTATCCATCGCTACGATACGCTCCGTACCCCATGTTGCTTCAAACCCTGACTTCATTTCGTCAGATGTGACGTGAGTATCAGGTAAATGAATGGGCTTATCAAGAGAGAGACTAACCAGGCCTTTACCTGTCTCTCTCATTGTCTCTTCGAGCATGATTAGGCCCACCTTGTCCTCGTAGTTATTGAGTAGATGATACGCTGTCTCTTTGATAAAGCTTGTCTTACCTACACCAGCACCAGCCGTGACCACTGTCATCTCACTAGTACGCATACCATAAGTCTTATCGTTTAAGGCAGCCCACGGATAGTCAAAGCTAGTGAACTGGTCTTCCTTCGTGATGAAATCCCACATCCGTGAACCGGTGATGATATCCTCAGGTTGATACGTTTCCTCAGTTGATCTCCACCATAAGTTAACGAACTCCTTGCCATCGTTGTTCTCAAGATACTCGCCTGCATCCTTTCTCTGGAGATTCATGACGTGTGCTTTCTTAGGGAACAAACTGGCAACGGAATGGGAGGCCTCTTGACCGGGATCATCGTTGTCAAAAGCTAACACTATGTTATCAAAGGAGTTGAGCCATTCAAAGCACCGCTTCACATCACGGTATGCTCCTTGCGCTCCATTCTTAATCGACACTACTGGGTACTTAGACCCCATCATCTGATAGACAGAGAGACAATCGATCTCTCCTTCTGTTACGGTAATGAACTTACCACCACCGTTGAACTTGGATTGCCCGAAAAGAACAGCCTTGTTGATGTTACCCTTAGAATGAATAGACTTAGGCACCTCTCGTATCTTGTATGCTACAAGGTTGCCATCCTTATCAGTGTATGGATAGTAATGTTTAGTTACCACTCCTTCCTCTACCCTTAAGCGTACATCATAGGCTCTTAACGTATCGGTATTGATGTTGCGCTCATTGATGGGGCCAACCTTTGTTCCCTCTAAGGTAGGGAGAAGAGAGGTATGCTGCGTCTTAGGAGTAGACATAGCTTCTCCTTCGTGTCTTGTCTCACAACTAAAGCACCATGTGTGACCATCCTCATATAATGCACAGGCATCAGACGAACCACAGTCATTACATGGCCCCTTACTTACGAGAGTCTGTGACTCTTCACTGAACTCCATCCTCTAACTCCTCAAGTATAGGAATTGTGGTTAAGCATTCTTGTTCTTCTTCAGACGAGACTATAAAAGAAGTGTCAGTCGATTCCGTGATACAATTAGTACACGGCTCATACGTACCATCTCTTCCTATAGAAACCTCATCTGTATTGAGTCTCTTGTTGCATATGTAACACCGCATTGATTCTCAAGCTCCTATGTTAAGTCTAGGTTAAATAGCCCGCAACGTCACCTAGGATAGTCGGGTATTCCTTATAAGAGAAGAAGGACCATTCCCCCTATTATCCAAACTTAGGCTAACACTGGGAAGGCAGAGATCGTGAGCATTGATGAGATGTCCACGTTCTCTTTAACCTTGTTCTTTCTAGTTGCCCCACTGGGCCGCAAAGGCATCCGCGATTCCCTTGAAAGTAAGTGAACGCTTTTTCCATCTATCCTTGGATGGACCCATGAAGTGGATTCTGGTTTCCCTACCTTCAACCACATTAGTGGGTTTGAGTTTAGGAAGCCCCTTAAGCCATAGACAAGTGGCCTTCGTTTCACCATGACCAAACATCCAAGGTTGGATAATCTGGTCTGGTTTTCTAATGCGTGTTGATATGATGGAGATGGGATTTTCCAAAGCAATCTTATCAATAGACGCATCAAGTAGAAGCCTCACGAATTCCAAAGCTTCAGCTTGTTCCGGTAATTTGTCCTTGAACCATCTTGCACCGGAAACTGCTAGATGGGTGCAGGGTGGATGGGCAATCATCAAGTCCCAGCCATCCCCTAAAATGTCGGCTACATCACCGACATAGTGGGGGCCTGTGCCTTCCTGCTCAAGAAGATCACAGGAAATGGCGTGATGCCCACGCTTAATGAAGGCATCACGGACCATTCCTGAAAATTCACAAGCAACAAGAACCTTCATACTTAACGCTCCTGGTAAACAGCACGATCATGCCCATCAAAGTGTGCTTCATCTTGCAACTCACCAACTACTTCGTAGTGACATGTCCGTCCTTTTGCATTGTCATAGTCAGACGGAATAGATACTACATCAGCAGGGTTTATCTTGAGGATCATAGTATGACCACCGAATCCCCAAAAGCCACGGAGATACTGGATCGAACAGAAGTGTAGACCATAAGAACAAGTGTGATCTCTCTCATCGTCAACATCCTTACGATCCATAGAACAATGCATACCTACCTGATTGTCAAACGAGTTGGAATGACGATCCATATAGTTCTCGTTCACACTCTTGTAAGCGAGGAAGTGTCCGTCCTCAGTGATAGGCAACTCTGACTGCTCAAGGAACAGGTAGAGTTCACGTTGCGCCCTCATTGAGGGGTTCTTCATCAAGTTGGAGAGGAAGTTTATGAAAGGTGTGACATCCTCACCTTGTGACATACCATCGAGGATACGAGAGGTCACTGCATTGTGAACGTGACGCCCTTGATAGCAGACGACTCCATCTACTACCTCGATGTCTGACTCACCCGCCCAAGTGTTAACAGTGGCAGCTACGTCAGTTAAGTCAAGCACAATATCCCAATCAATAGGAGGTTCGCTTGTCAAGATCTCTCTGATCTCGTCATAGTTAGCATGTGCTCGGGTAACAGTGAACGCCTTGTTATCTACGACAAGGTTGATCACTTCATCTGTCATGATGTAAGCATTAGAATTTGACATTTACTTCTCCATCTGTTTGATGTATTGACAGATTCTATTTACATCGTCACTTTCTATCCTATCCTCATCAATGAAACGAGACATAGGGTACTTATCATAGAACTCAGTACGATGCTTCAACAGAGTCTTTAATATAGACTTCTTATTCTTGTCCTCCTTAGCTAACATCCTAGCAATATCTTCATTAGCTAACCAAGTATCTTGAATGTCTACGTAACCAACAATGAGTTCAATCTTGAGTCTTTGTTGATCAAAGTAATCAGAGAAGTCTTTAGCAACACTACCTACTGGTATTATACCATCTTCATTAAGCCGTGTCAAGATATTTTTAACGTGTCTAATCTCTTTCTTCTCTTCGTAATCAGCATCCTCTAACTCGAGTGCATTTTTAGTAGCTACAGCAGCACAATTCACTGGGTCTTTGAACCATTCTAAAGTACGAGATTCTACCTCATCTAAGAGGTTAGACCATCCAGGCAGAGCTTCGAATGGGTTCTTAACTGAACCAGGGACACCATAAATTTGATCGTGGTTGTCAACTATCTCGATTGCTTTTGCCATACGATATAGAGCAGCGATAAAGGGAGTACGAGGACGATCATCTTTGATCGTCCAAGCGTGAAGATTAACGTAATACCCTTTGGTTTGAGTTGTAATATCTACCTCGACATCCTCCCACTGAGCCCGGAGTTGTTCTCTCTCGTTACCATAATGACGATAACCTAAACCACTATAGTGAGTAACTTTGTTTGCCTTACGAACTTGCTTACCTCCTGGTTGCTTCACCCTCACTACCTTAGGTAACTCAGGAACTACTTTGTTAAACTCTTTATAGGGGTGATCACCAAGGTCAGCAGCAATAGCTTTCATCTGGCTTTCATGTTCACATTGGATAACATAAACGTATTCAGGATAGAGTGAATTCTTATTACCGCTGCTCCACGTATAGTGTGACCTCGTTGCTTCACCATATTCATCATTCATATACTGTTTCAAGCGAGAGGGTTGACGACTCTTAGTCTTATCATCCCACAATATCAAGTGATCATGGTTACCATCAAGGGTTATCTCTATAGGCCTAACTTGATCCTTGGAGAACGAGGAAGTCTTAAGACTGAACTCACGTTCATTTAGTTTGATTACAGTGATACCTTTGAACCGTGTAATAAAGGGGTTAGTTGATAGTCTATGTTGTTGAGTTCCATTTGCATTGAACATAGGATTCTTAATCTTTAGGCTAAGGTTAATTCTACTATCAACATCAGCACCATTATAGACAGCCGCTCCCTTTATCAGTTCAGTATAGTGTGCGCTTTTACTTCCACTACATAGAGTAGCTAGTACTTTAGTTGCTTCCCATTTAGTAGTGCAATCATTGAACAGATCAGGGATGATAGTCTGACGTAACTCATTATGTATATCCCCGAACCGAGTGATGATAGCAGCGATAGTTTGTTTGTTATACGACAATTCTTCACGACTACTACTGACATCTAACTCACCAATCTTAAAGATAATATCGAAGGGAATATCTAGCATAAATTGTAAGCCAGTCCCTTCCATGTGAGTCTTCATTTCCTCCTCACTGATACGATAAGCTACGTTACCTTGGATAGCACAAGGTTGTGCTTTGTTCCTATTATAGTAATCACTATTCTCTTTCCTCATCAACCATCCTGTACCATCAATGACTGACTCATACTCCTCTATCTCATAGCCAGAGCCACCTAAGATGTTAGGCCGAGGATCAAAACGTCGGAAGATTTGTTGGGCTGACCCGGTAAACGCCTCGATATCTCCGGGGAGGACACCAACATACACTTTCACTCCATCAGGTAGAGAGTTGTCGTGTATTGCTGCACCCATAGTGGTGATGTTAGGCATTCCCTCTTCATCTTTGAAAGCTGAATAGATTTGCCTTATTCCATCCTTAGTTGCAGTGATGGTAGCTTGATCAGTGTATGCAAAGAACACCTTTGATCCCAAACCAAACTGTCCTACTTGAGCATTAGTTCCTCTCTTGGTACTAGCACCATAAGTAGTGTAAAGATTCATCACATCTTCATGGTTGAGACCAATGCCGAAGTCCTCGATGTAAAAGAACGGCTCGATAGCAGTGGGTAAGTGAACGTCGATTGGTGCTGAGTTGTTAGCTTCAATGTGACTATCCTGTGCATTACAAGCTAGTTCTCTGATGATTGCTTCTACCTTATTAGAGTACAGCTTATCACTCAGAAGTGAGGCCATATGAGCATTCATCTCAAACGAATACTCTTTACTCTCACCAACAGCACCACCAGTATCTAAGTTGTGTTGTTCAGTATGTGGTATCATTTGTACATGTCCCTAAATCTAATGGCACCATCGTGATCTCCTTGTCCGTAGTCTACCCAACCGCAACAACCCACACTCTTGAGTGCATTACTAATCCCTGCTTCATACTTACGACGGCTATACTTAGGGCTGCCACCAACTGCTTGGAGTACATCATATAGAAACTGTGCTTCATCTTGACTTATAGTGAGCACTATTGTTCCTTCTACATATACTTCACGATCACGCAGCCAGTTAGCAAACCGCCAACGCCATTTAATTAACTCTGCTCTTGCCATCCTTTCCTCCTTCTTGCATCTCGAGATACGCTGCTACTAATTCTACTTGAGTCACGCCCATGAATACAGCGGTCATTTCAATGGCGAGTTTCTTATCCATACCAAATAGAATCTGCATACGTAATGCTTCAACTGCATCCTGTAATTTGTCTCCTCTATCTTTAGCGAGAGAGCAAGCTAGTTCTCTTGTAAACTTATTGTATGTCACTTCCACTCTCCTTCTCTACGAGGTAACCGTGCTGCCTCATTGGCTTGCTTATCTGTGTCGTGTACACTGAGGACAGTAGGAACGGGGTAGTCTGCCACAATATACTTCCCATTAGTCTTACGATCCTCGTCACCTATGATACCAAGGTAACGAGCAGACATGAGAGTCCACAATCTCCACCTCTTATCAACAGAAGATTGGATAGCACTACGAACAGGCAGCTTCTTGCGTTTAGGCTTACGTCGTAAGTAATTATTCTTTGACATATTCTACTCCTTCTTTGTTAAGACCTCTAACAGGCTTACGAGGGGGAGTTGCCTGTTCTATTACTGAAGCTATTCTATTTCTTGAGTGACACGTAGCTGATCTTACTCTGAACTCATACGGGCCTATCTTAGTTACCCTACGCTCGTTAATTGAGTCACGAACCATCTTACAAGCGTCAGGTGTGGGAAAGGGATTGTTTTCTATAGGCAGTATAGCATGTCCTTGCACACTATACAAGAAAACATACAAGACATAGCTAATCATCTAATCATTTCCTTCTCCTCTCATCCCATTCTAAATAGACAACAATCAGAGCAAACACAATCAGTATAATGATAACAACTTTCATAGTACTCCCCTATTATCCTTCTCTATATCCCATAAAGACATCAGGACTACACAAGTTCCAAGAAGGATAGCAATATTTATCTCGGGGTTACTAGCATTCGGGTCGAGAGGAGCAACAAACATGGCTAACCCACTGAAATACTTTGTCATTGTCTTAGCCATGTTACTTCTCCTCAACACTAAGTGATACAATTCTAGGATTATAATGTTTCATAGTATGATTCAAAGTAGCCCTTATGAAACCTAACCATGACGCACAAGTATACCCAAACCCAGGAACCATATCCATATCCACCTCAAGGATAAGATTGATACAACAACGACGAGCCATAGTTTCCTCCTTTAATAAGTGAGAAGGTAATCGAAACCGGGGTGCGGGACATACCCTGGATAGTACGTATGTCATGCCTCTCCATTTCATCCTTGCTCGTAAGCAAGGCCGCACCAGTGGTCCCTGACATTGCCAATAGCCAAGTGTTACCAACGAAGGCCGACCACATTAAGGAGTGACCTCGCACCATGCGAGAACAGTTCCCATTACCCTCCCGGAATCCTACTAGAGGGTAGGGCTTTCTTTACTCACACTTCTGGTTACATAGCTACGCACGAACTGATTCCGGTCAGTACCGATGCGACTATCCTACTCAAGAAAGTGCGAGGCCACAGGTGTGTCCTACCTACTAGGGCTAGGCTACCTACTAGGCAGCGGTGACGAGCAACTCGGGAGCGTGTTTCGTAATCATGTCTTTGACATGACCTACGGCAAGATCACCCGTGTTGTCATTGGATTGTACGTACTTATCACCGGCGTACTTCTTATATACGCGATGAATCTCTTTCCAAACATCCTCACCACCAAAAGCGATGAGTTCGTCGTTGTCCTGAGAGAACATCCAGTACGGAATAGATGTAGCAACCGCCGTGTTGAACTTGACGGCTTTGTTAGTCTTGTCCTTGGCTAACGTGTTCTTATCAACCAAGATCGGGGCATGGGTTGTCAACCATACCAAGTACCCGTCACGCTTCAGGAACTTACGATTACCTTCCTTACGAAGGACATCATAGAACCTCTGTGCGGGGCCAAGATCACCACACTTCTCGAAGTGAAGGATAGCGAAGTTAGAACACTCACGGGCCGCATTTTGCGATGTCTTCACGGCGCGCGAGAACGATGAAAGCTTCTTGTTAAAGCCTTCAACGGTAGTAATTGTCTGCTTTGGCATAGCGTTACCTACCTTTCGAGCAGGTAGGACACGCCTCTGACCTCACATAGAAAATATATCACCATGCAGCGCAGGACATCACTGTTATGTAGTGATCGGGTCACCAGGGACCAATAGGCTCCGCTTCACGCATTACCTAGGTATGATGTGACCTTCCCAAGCTACCAGCTAGTCAACGTCCACCCGAAGGTGAGACTTCCGCTAGTCTACCTTGGCCCACGCTCTGCGTATGCTATCAGTCAGCATTTGACTGTACGCACCACACGGGCTAGTCACTCTTGATAGGATTTACTCACCCTGCCAGACACCAACGCTTGGCGTACTCCAGCCATAGGTGACACCTACTGCATAGTTCACTGGCTACCCTTTGTCTGAGTAGTGGTAGACGCACCGACGCACCGATGCACCTACCACTAATTAGATAGGGGCTTAGGCATAGGAAAAGCTACCTATTTCTAGGTAGCCAATCCTATTATTATTCGTCGATTAGGAATACAATCTCATCGAAGGGGACGATTTTGCAAACCTTTTTGCTATTAGAATGGGAAAATAATCCCTTTCTAACGTTGCGCGCAGAGTACCCATCCCATCGCCAAGACTGACCTCGCAATCCAGCGGGCTTACCTGCTCCGCGCATACGCGACCATGCGCTGGCATACTTGCCCACTACCGGCTTAGGATGCTGACGCACCTTGAGCCGCTTGGCGGATAGGAGACGGGCCAAGGCGCGCTCGCGTTTGCCTAAGCGCATGGCATACTCCTTCCTATAGCCCCGGATAAACCTCGGGCCAGCAGAAAATGGCCTCCATTTCCACTATACCTATTCTACAGGAGGGGGCGAGGGATGTCAAACATTTATTTTATTTTTATTTTCCTACATCCAGGCACTTATGGCACAGTGTTTGCATTATGCAATAACCATGCCAAGTTTATACAGGGGTATTGATAATGATAATCATTCGCATTTAATATGGGCAGTCCTATAATA